CTTGCATACTCGCATCTTAGCTCAGATGGAAGAAACACGCTAGACTAGAACCATGCCATCCTTCGAGGTCATCGACATCCGCGACGCACCACTTGCCCCCGGCATGAGGCTCCTCCTGTTCCCCGACGGGATGTGGTCCGTGCTCCCAGCCGGGAAACAGGCTCCGGCGCGACCAGAAACGGTGGTCACCAATAGCAACTAGGAAGCCAGAGCTACCAGAAGAACTGGACGGGATCGAGTACCAGGAGTACCCCGAGCTTCTTCCGCGCCAAAACGAGGCATACAGCAAGCTCGTATCGGCCAAGCCCGGTAGCTATACCATTATGGGGTATGGCGGAGCCATGGGCGGGGGAAAGCTCTTTGACGTAAACGAATTAATTCCAAGCCCCAGCGGATATATTCGCAATGGCGATCTCCGGGCGGGCGACATGGTTTTTGGGGAAAACGGGCAGGTTGTCAGGGTTCTCGTGGCCCACCCGATTGTGACTCCGCCCAAGGCGTATCGCCTCACCTTTGACGATGGCAGTACGGCAGTGGTTTCTTCGGATCATCTATGGTTTACGTCCACTGCGGATGAGCGCGCGAAGGCTCAGCGAAGAACCCCTGAGTTTAGGGCGAAGCGACGTAGCGAGCGCCCATCACGGGCCGGAACGAACAAGAGCCGGGTCTTCAGGGAGGCAATATCCGAGATAAACTCGTCGAGGGAGTATGAGTATCTCCCCCCTCCCTCGGGGGCGGTTCGCACGACACAGGAGATCGCAGACACCCTACGGAACTATCAGGGGTATACGAACCACGCCGTTCCGGTCGCTGGCGCGCTCCAGCTTCCGCACGCCGATCTTCCACTGGACCCGTATGTGCTTGGGGCCTGGCTGGGAGATGGCCACTCAAGGGGTGGTGGTTTTACTGGCATAGATACTGAGATTTGGCAGGAAATCGAGCGGGCAGGATTCGAGGTTAGGCACCGTTCGGACCCCAGGATGCACTACATCGTTGGGCTTATGCCGCATCTTCGGAGCCTAGGGGTTTACCAAAACAAGCACATCCCCCCTGAGTACACCCGCGCATCCAAGGAACAGCGCCTCGCCCTGCTTCAGGGGTTGATGGACACCGACGGCACGGTTTGCAGTAGCGGCGCAGTGGAGTTCACCAACACCAACAAGCGCATAATCGACGGGGTTTTCGACCTAATTTGCGGCCTCGGCTACAAGGCCAGGATAGTAGAGGGCCGGGCTACTCTCTACGGCAAGGATTGCGGTCCGAAGTGGGACATCAAGTGGACGCCACCGGAGTACGTCTTCCGCCTCAGCAGGAAGAGGGCGAAGCAAAAACTCGGAACCAGAGCAACAATTCGCAATCGCTATATCGTTGCGGCTGACGAAATTGAGCCTGTCCCGATGCGCTGCATTACTGTGGATAATCCGACGGGGCTCTACCTGGCGGGCCCGGCGATGCTCGTTACCCACAACTCAATTCTGATTTCGACTTTAGCAAATCAGTTTTTGTTGTCCTATCCCGGAACCCGGATTCTCCTCTGCCGCGACACCCTGATCCGGTTGAAGGAAACGGTGCTCCTTGACTTTCTGTCGATGTTGCCGCGCCAGTTCATCCTGAAGTACAACCAGTCCGAGAACTGGTTGCGGGTGCGCCGGGACACTTGGCCCGACGGCGTGTATTCGCAGATCAGTTTCATGGGTGTCCATGACTACGAATCCATTGGTTCAGCGGCGTACCAGATCATTCTCCTGGACGAGGCCCACGAGATCCCTGATGCAGCGGCGCGGTTTCTCCTGACCCGTCTCCGCTGGCAGCTTCCGCGCAAGGTGAAGGAAGCCCTGAAGCGCCAGTGCCGCCATGTCGACCGCGTGGAAAGCGGCCTCTGGTTGCCATGCAGCGAGCGCCCGCTGGACGGAGTGTGTCCCCTGCACGGCAGTGATTGGGTGTCTGACCAGGTGCCCTACTTCTTTGTGGCGTGTGCGAACCCATGGCCGGGATGGTACACGGACTGGTTTTGGAAGGGGCAGATGTCGGATGCGTTGGGCGGACTGGCAGAGGGGACGGACGTTTCCGTTCACTTTGTCCAGTCCCTGATGCGCGACAACGTTCACCTTCCCCGGAACTACGAGGCCATGAATACCGTGGGCCTGTCGCCCGAGGAGCGGCGGCGGTTCATCGATGGCGAGTTCGGCGTGTTCACAGGCATGGTCTACGAAGCGTTCGAGAAGAAGGTTCACGCATGGCACGGCCCAATTCCGCCGTACAACAGGGTCATCGGGGGGCTGGACTTCGGCAACGAAAGCTCGACCGGCCACTTCACCGTGGGTGTTGTCCAGCTTGTCACCCCGAGTGGCCGCGTCCTCCTGGTGGACGAGTTCAAGAAACGTGGCCCCAAGGTGTATGAGCAGCAGGCGCTATGGATGCAGGCGATGGAGGAGAAGTGGGGCAAGCCGATTGGCAAGAGGATTGAATGGCGCGGTGACAAGGCGCAGGCGTTGGGCATCAAGTACATGGCGGAAACTGGCGGGTTCAACGTCACGAAGTCGCACAAGTCCGGCCTTGACCGTGTAGATGCGGGCATTCGCCATGTGGCGACCTTCCTGAACTTCACCCCCGGCACATATCCCGCGTTCTTCTATCTGCCCGAGGGCCACGAACTTGGTGGCTGCCCGGAGTGGGAGAAGGAGATTCGCGAGTACAGGCGCGACCCGGAGACACTCAAGGTTGTCAAACTGAACGACGACCTGATGGATGCATGGAGGTATTCCTTCGAGCTTTTGGGGTCGCTTTCGGGAGACCCTGGACAGCTATTCCGCAATGCGGTTCCGGAGGTTGTGGGCTAAGATGGAAGTATGGAAGTCCTCAACAAGTGCCGGTATTGCGGGACCGGGTACCACTGGCAGAAGTCCGGTTCGTGGAGCCTCAAAATGCAGTTCTGTTCACGGGAGCATGAACGTGCCTTCAATGGCTGCGCGATTGAGGACATATTCGCAGTTGAGAGAATCCCAAGTTTCCAGTTGGAGGAACTGGTAGGAAGGCAGGCAGTGTCATGACCGAAGTTGGTGGTTTTCAGCGCATCAGGCGGCGGCGCGATGTGCGTTCTCAGGCAAGTGTATTCGGCTGCGACAAACAGGGATTCGAGAGCTACCGGGCAGCCAAGAAGAAACTGAGGTCGGGGTGGGAGCGCACGATGGGCGGCGTCGCCCCATACCACTGTGGCAACTGCGGACTTTGGCACATAGGCAATCCGAGCGGGTTCAAGGGCGTGGCCTAAGACTTTAGCTCTGCTGGAGTAGTTTACACTAGAGGGAGTGACAACCCTTTCAGTGTTCGACAACTCTGCCCTCCCGTCGCCCGCACAGCTCAAGGCGATGCTGTCGCACCAGCTTGACATCTATGCTCGGCGCGACAGGCTCATCGAAAGGTACCGTCGAACCCTCGATGGCAAGAACCCCATCAAAGCGCCACGCGCAATGGGGTACAAGGTCACCGTCTGGCATACGCGCCGCCTGAGCGCGATCCTCAACGAGAAGACTGCACGATACCGGCAGAACCCGGAAGTCAAAGTCGTCCCAATTGGCCGCGATGGGAAAGTCTCCAAGCCAGTCCGAAACAAGGCTGAGCGACTGGAAAAGGCCATCAACGGGATGTTCTATGCACTGGAGCGGCAGGGCAGCGACTCCGTTTGGCAGAACGTGATCTGGGACTTGCACGTGGCAGATGCGGCTTGCGAGAAGTGGCTTGCCCACCCGCAGGCGACCTGGCCGAAGCTGGTGCCCTACCTCGATGACGACGAAGGGGAGGACGCCGAGCCTCGCGACGTGCTTGAGCGCACGCATGGCGATGACTACGAGCGGGTGCGTGAGGATTACAAGAAGGAACGCGGGATGAGCATCTCGCGGTTCTGGGTGCCGATTGAGCGGTTCTACCCAATCTTCGAGAACGGGCGACTCATGGAGGGGTTCGAGCTTTCCGAGCGCACGCTTCGTTCCCTGATGAACAACCCACTGTTCGATACGTCCGTCCTCCGGAACTATGCCGGGCGGCGGGAGGATGGCGGTCTCAGCCAGAACGTAGTGATGCTCGAATACTCGAACGACCGCTACCACGCCTACTACGCTCTCGGTCCTTCGCACACGTCCGGGCAGGCATGGCCCACGATCACATCGAGCCGTTCCCTGTCGATGGGTGAGCCGATCCTGCTTCACAAGTACGAGCACGGATTGGGACGCCCTGTCTACAACTACATCACGGGGCGTGGCGGCGGTTGGGTATCGGGCGATTCGCGGCAAGAGGGGGTCATGGAGTCCCTGCTTGAAGCGGCCCAGCAACTCGATGAGCTCTTCTCGCAGATGGCGACCTACCTTCGCAACGTCATGTGGCCGACCCGCGTGGCCTACTTCGACCCTGAGGCGCGGGCCGCTGACGGTGGCACCCCGCCCTCCGCGAAGATCGAAGAGGGCGGGATCATCTCGATGTGGAAGAACGAGAGGATTGAGAACCAGACTGCGAATATCCCGGACTTCCCCTTCGCGACCCAGCTTTACGAACGCATCGAATCCAACATGGGGGCGTTGGCCGGGGCACCCGTCCTGTTTGGCGAGCGTCAGCCGGGCGTGGTCACCGGGTACCACCAGCAGATCCAGCAGAACCAGGCCCGCCACCTCGACAACCAGATTGAGAACGCTCTTGCCCGTGGTGCCATCCAGGGCGTGGAGCTGGCCCTCCTCCATGTCCGCGCGATGGACGAAAAGATGTACCCCTTCGTGCCCGAGCGAGGGCCGGGTGGCAGGGTTGAAGGCGAGTACATCTGCATTGACCCCAAGGATCTCGATCCGCTGCCGCAGCTTGCTGCCAAGGTCATCGACCCGCAGCCGACCGACCTGATGATTGGCGCAGACGTGGCGCTCAAGCTCACGCAGATTCGCCCCGGCCACGATACCCCGCTGATTGACGATGGCCGGGCGCTCCAGGAGATCCTTGGGTTCCAAGATCCGGAGGACATCATTCGGAGCCGGGACGAGCAGCGCCTTCGGGAGCGGCTGACGGCGAGCGAGGCAATCTACCTCGACCTGTCCCAGCGACTCGGCCTCGAATTAGCAAAGAGACAGGCTGCCAATTTGACGCCGGAAGAAGTTGCCAATGCCAGCCCTGCCATGCGGCAGGCTGCACAGCAGATGAACGAATCCGGTGAGGCGGCTCAGGCCGGTGGCGTCAGCCCCCGCAACCTTGGAGCGCAGATCGATGGCCGGACACTGGCGGAGAGCCGCACCCGTGACGGAGCCGGGGCTGGTGGCGCACTTCGGGGACAGGGCGGCGGGATGCCGACCGGTGCACCGCAGCCAGCGCAGGCAATTGGGCGGGCGCAGCAGATACTCGGGGGCACCCAACTTGGCTAGCCTGCCGAAGAAGAACCAGACGTGGCCCGAAGAAGTCGAGGAGATGATTGACGCCGTGGCGCGGTCTGTTGCAGATGATATTGAGTTCATTGTGGACTCATTTATGCCTGATGGCCGTCGTTTCAGGGAACGTTCATTGAGCGTAGA